CATAAAAATTTCCCCGGGGGGATATTTTAGGAGATCAATTCGGAAGATTTAATCAACTATTCCAAAGAGAGGAGCGTGATGTCTGTATTCAGAGTGAACTTATCTATCGATTGGGTACGTCAAGTTGTGATTCTACAGGATCCTCCAAAGGGATCCATCCGCTGGGATATAAAAATTCCAGATATCCATCAATTTTCTATTCAAGGAGAAGGAAATATGGCCGTCACTTTAACGAATACACAAAAAGTTCTGGTTTCAGTTCATCCTGTCGATGCTAAGGGCTTCGATGCCCTCGTGGAAGGTCTACCTTCTTGGGTAGTCGGCGACGAGTCAATTGCTCAATTCCTAGTTAATCCTGATGGAATGAGCGGAGAAGTTGTAGCGGGTCTTCCAGGTGTGACTCAGCTGACTTTCACATGCGATGCTGATCTTGGTGAGGGAGTTACCGAGATTATGGGTATTCTCGATATCACCGTCGTTTCTGGACAGGCGGTTTCTTTGCGCATTGATGTCGGGGTTCCGACAGAGCAGGAGTAGAATTTCTAAAGGTCGTAACAGCGGTAAGGGAATAGGTTCTGGTCTGATGCTGTGGCTAGTGAACTTTTCCACCTTTGGAAAGTAATTTCAAGTGAAGCGTCGAAGGTCTGATCCATTTAATGGTTTATTCCATTTCTTTATCGGTTGCTATGGCTAGTACCCGTCCTTTCTCCACCCATCCCCTCGTAGGCTACTTTCGACGCTTCATCTGAAATTACTTTCTCAAACTAAGGAGAATGATTTATGGCTATACAAGATTCAGATACTTTAAAATCTTATTTTAATCTAAGAAAAGTTATAACTCCATCTAACTACGATGATTTAATCGATACCATATTTGCACAAAGTAGTGCTGGAGAAATTGCTGGTTTAACAATTAGTAGTAACCCTGGTGCCTCTGCTAGTATCTTAGCAACCAACCCGGAGGGTGCAGTATCTTTATTAAGAATTAATACTGATGTCATTAGAGATCGAAGTGGCTCTAATTTAACTTTGTCTCCTAGTGGTGATATTGCTTTGAATCCAGGTGGAAATGATATCTACCCATTAACAAACCATGATCTTAATCTTGGTTTGATCAATAAGAAATTTTTAGCGATACACGCAGCGGAGCTTTGGGTAGAGACCTTGGTAGCTGCTTCTACTATCGGAACAATAGGCGGTAGGATTCTAGTAGGACCAACAACAGAATTGACATCGGATCTGTCTTCTGAAGATACGACCATTTTTGTAAAACATGATGAATTAGCAGTGAATGATACTGTATATTTAGAAGCGAATGGCCAGGTAGAGTTTATGCTAGTGATATCTACTCCAACTGGTACCGGTCCATATGGATACAACGTAACCAGAAATAGAGATGGTGGCGGGGCGCATCAATGGTACGCAGGCGACGCTGTATTTAATACGGGTAACGTTGGGGATGGATTTATTGACTTGTATTCCTACAGAGGAATAAAGTCCAGCTCCCAGTACGGTCCGAGCATAGTAGGAAATGTTCGCAATTCAGTATATTATAATGATTGGACTGAATATTGGGCCATAGGAAATCTAAATGGTATATATGGTTATGGAACTGATTTATACGGAGCAGCTTTTGGAAAATATGGTTCTGACCACATGACGATAGATTCTACAAATGGTATCCGTTTTCTGGACGTTGATGATTTTGTTGTCGCTAAATGGGATACTACCTCTTTGCGCATTGGGCAGGAAGCAGTTAATCAGGGAAATGTCCTTATCGAGGATGGTTCCATCTCGTTACGAATGAATATTACAGAACGTGTTAAGATTAATTCGGATGGAGATTTATTCATTGGCGAGGATATTTCCGCCGCTGCTACAACATTTATGTCGGTGTTCGTTAATGCTCAGACCTACAATGGTGAAGCAGTAAGTGCCGGAGACGTGCTACTAGGTGACAACAGTTCTTCCAAGGCGAATATTCTATGGGATAAATCTGTTGGGAAGCTTTTGTTTCGTGGTGGCACTACCACTCAGTTAGAGATAGACACAACTGGGGCATTAATTGCTGGTGATGGTGCTGTAGTTCTTGATGTAGAGGGGCTAAAGCTTGCGGCTACTTATGGGCCATATGGTAGTGGATCTATTAATTGGTGGAATGGAACCCAGCGTGAATTGTCAATTGGGCTTCTAACCAATTTAGGTAATCCTGTAGCTAGTTATTTTGACAGCCACTATGGTATGGAGTTCATCATTAATACAGCCGACGAAACGTTTTTAGTCTTCTTTGAATCTACTAGTACAACCAGTAGATTCCAAGTTTCAAATGGCGATGCTTGGATTGGCGAAGATGTACGTGTCGGGCGTGGACTCTATGTTGGAGACACCAGCCTTAACACAGATCCAGGGGATGGCAATATTGAGTATACAGGAGCATTGAAGTCATATAAGAATAGCACATTTTATACAGGCTATATCTTTGTTCCATTGTCTGCACCTCTCACATCAACTAGTTGGGATGGGGATGCCTACTCAACCACAGCAAAGACTGTGATAGACTTGAGTGCTGTATTTGGCGTACCAGCTGGTGTTAAGTCGGTATTGGCTAAACTCATTGTGAGGGACACTGCCAGCGCTACGAATGAGTGCTGGATTATTCTTGGTCCCAGCAATACAGCCGGTCAAGGATTGACACAGCGATGTGGAGGCAATGCGAATAATTTCTGGACCGCTGGGACACATGTAGTACCATGTGATGCCAATGGCGATATATACTATCAGATCCAGGCAAGCGGCTCCAATACCTTTACTGTTTACTTGGAGATATGGGGCTACTGGATATAAGGTCTTTGATTGAAAGGAGAAACAATGAAGGTTATAGATTTACTAACTGCGCAGCCCGTTTTACAAAATCTTGTTGGGCGTAAAATGCCAGCAAGATTGGCCTACGCGATAGCAAAGAATTTTCGTTTAATTGCACATGAATTAGAAGACTATGATAAAACGAGAATAAAATTGTTATCTGACAATTGGAAATTAGATGAAAGGACCACCAACTTTGATATCCCAGATAAAGATCAGGCAAAATGGAAGTCGATGCATGATGAACTTCTTCAAACAGAATCTGGATATCAACCTTATAAGATCGATCTAGCCTTTGCCGAACAGGTAGAATGGACTCCCGCTGAGCTTTTATCTCTATGGTTTATTTTTGATGGCGATGGGTCAGTCGATCTGGCTCCAAAAAAGTAATTTATAGATAATGGATTCCAAGCACTTTCAGAAGAGATATCGAGGTTTGACAGAGAAGATGGTAATAGTTTTCTCCTTTCAAGAAGCTATCTTATTTGTTATCTAAAACTACTAGATATCTCTTCTAAAAGTGCTTGGAATCTATAAAAAAACAAAGCGAGTCTATGGCCACATTCCACAAAAGTGGAGTAGATCTCCCACTTTATTTTTAATGAATCGAAGGAGAATATTATGAGTACAGTATTCCTTATTATTGCTGTAATTTTGTTTGTTCTGCAAGGCCTCGGAGTTGGAGTAGGAAACATTAGTCCTGGCTGGATTGGTTTAGCTTTCTTTGCTGGTTCTTTTCTTGTTGGAAGATCTTGGAATTTGAATAAGTAGATTAGTTCTAAGAGATGAATGACTATGAATGCGCCCAAGAAGAAAGACACTACCGAGCCAAAAAAATCTCTTCCTCCTCCATCAAGAACGGTTGAGGGGCGTGAGAATCAACTTATACAAGCGGCTGTTGATTTGGCAGAAAAGCAACTTTCTAATGGCACCGCATCATCACAGGTCATTACGCATTATCTAAAACTTGGTTCTACTAAAGAACGATTAGAGAAGGAAAAGCTTGCTAGAGAGAACGAACTTCTACGGGCAAAAACTGAGGCCCTTCAATCAGCAAAACGAATTGAAGATCTCTATGCCAATGCTTTAAATGCTATGCGGGCTTATGGTGGTACTAAGGAGGAGGATAGTGTCGATGATGTTGAGGATTAGATCTTATAGAGAGTTGCGAAAATTATTAACATTTGAAGAACGTTTCAAATATCTTAGTTTAAAAGGCCATGTGGGAGAATCGATATTTGGCTTTGATCGATATTTAAATCAAAATCTTTATAGATCTAGAGAATGGAAACAAACTAGATATAAGGTAATTGAAAGGGACCAAGCTTGTGATCTTGGGATAGCTGGTTATGAGATTGAAGTCGAGCTTCTTATTCATCATATGAATCCAATTAGTCTTGATGATATAGAATCAGGAAATGAAGACATTTTTGATCCTGAGTTTCTTATTTGTACGACTTATAACACTCATCGTGCCATTCATTTTGGTGATGAATCTCTACTTCCAAAACCGCCTATAGTTCGTCGTCCTAATGACACTATTCCTTGGCGTTAAATGTTAAAGGAGAATCATATATGAATAGTATATTAAATACTGTTAAACTAGCATTAGGTGTCGAGGCGGATTATAATGGTTTTGATACAAATATTCTTCTCGACATTAATAGTGCTATATTTAATTTAAATCAACTCGGTGTTGGTCCCGTCGGAGGGTTTATTGTAAAAGGTGAAGGCGAGAATTGGGAAGATCTTTTAGGAGATACGCTTCAATTCGAATTAGCTAAAACTTATATTCTTGCCAAAATTCGTTTATCTTTTGATCCTCCAAGCAATTCTTTTTTAGTCGATGCAATACAGAAACAAATTGCAGAATACGAATGGCGGTTAATGGTTCAAGGAGAATCACCATCTCATGTTTCTGAGAGTATGGTATTTAGTCGTAGTCAGAGTACTGAATCAGAAGAAGAAATACCGAATTAGAAGAGAAACAATAATATTTTGGGAGGGAGTCTAAAATGATAGACAAATTTTCTAGTTTTATAGTAGGATTAACTACTTCTGGGGTTGATGCATTTGCAATTACTCCAAGTAATAGTCATGATCTTAGTTATGCGACACGCGGAATTTATGTTGGTGTTTCTGGTAGTCTTAAGGTAGATATGGTTGGGGGTAGTACGATTATTTTTACTAATTTAGTAGCTGGAGTTATTCATCCTATTCGAGCTAAGAGAATATATGAGACTGGAACAACTGCGACTGGTATTATAGGAGTATCTTAATGTCTGGGATAGGAATAGGAATAGGAATAGGAATAGGTTCGATGGTGATGGGGGGAACAACTATTCTTGAGAACGTGGAACTTAGTCATATTCGAACTGTTGAAACAAATGAGGAGTTTTCTCCCTGGTATCTTAGTGGGGGGATCCCTGCTGAGAATTGCATCGCAGCCTATGCAGCGGTTGGTGCAGCCAACCTGGAGGAAAGCTATGTGAACCTGGCCAATCCGGGAACATATAATCTCGTCAATGGTGTGGCTCCTACCTGGGCAGCGGAAACTGGCTGGACGTTTAATGGAACACAATACAAGGAAACCGGAATAACCCCCTCAAGCAATGGGGAGACAAATGGCTGGAGCATGTTTCTGCGGTTTTCCGGTTTCATCGGATCCACTGGCTATACGGGTATGTGTGCTTTAGATGGTACATATTTCTCTATTGCCCCAAACAGGGGAGAAACTAGACGGTACATCAATGGTACTGGGATACTTTCTAATCCTGGAGGAATGGAAGCCGGTGTTATTGGGATGGCAGGTGGGACACCTTATCTCAATGGCGTTTCGGATGGAGCAATAAATCTCGGAACGAATACCAAGAGCATGATATATATTGGATGTACTGGTCTAGGCCCCCAGCTTCCAGTAATTGGGAATATTCAGGCATTGGTAATTTACGACTCAGTCTTGACAGAAGTACAAGCGCTAGCGATCTCCAACGCTATGGCGGCTCTCCCTTTTGATGTGACCATCCCGGCATATCCTGCTCCGATTGTTGGAGATGGTGAATTTACTGTTGTATTTATGACGGACTCGCACGTGGGTACATGGATGACGGAAAGTGACATCCAGACAACATTCGATTACCTTAGAGACAAGCAGACCGGATTGAATTTACAAGCAGTGCTCTATGGGGGCGACTATGCGGACAGTGTTGATCACCCAGATGATCGGGCAGCTTTCGTGTCTGCAATTGGGAGTATCGAAGACATACCTCATCTAGTAGCGATTGGGAATCATGACTACGATTACAATAATGGCCCACGAAACTCTATAGTGCATAACGGTGTGTTTGGACAAAGTTACTTCACTGGAAAGAATTGGTGGTCTGGGGGTTTCTTCGAAACCGGACATTCAGAGAATTCCTATATGCTTCTGAGTATAGATGGCATTGACTATATCTTTATTGCTCTGGAATTATTTCCTCGCCAAGCGGTGCTTGAATGGGCAAATGCCTTGCTAACCGCCCATGCAGCAAAAAAAGCGATCATCATTACACACGCCTACGAGTACACCGATGGGACGCCATATTCTGAGGGCGATTCTTTCGGTCCAGATGGGGGGCAGGAAGGCATTACCGATGCCGATTATCATTGGGGTAATGAAATGTGGGATGAGCTTATCAAACTGCACGATAATGTGATCCTTGTACATTCTGGCCACGTTAATCCTTGCGCTCGTCATGTAGCAAATTCAGACGGTGGACAATCTGTAAACCAAGTGCTTGCTAACTATCAAGGGGATTGGGGAGATCATTTCTTTAATACCCTAATCCGTTATTTGATCTTCAACCCGACGACTGAAACGATTAGAGTGGAATCGTTTTCGGCGGTTTACCGACAGTGGTATTCCTCCCCAGATCACAAGTTTACCTTGACGTATTAGGAAACTAACTGAGGAGGCTTGTTTAATAATATTTTGGAGGATGTCTGAATGACTCAACTAATTTGGGATGATACCAGTACGCGTTTTTTTGAAACGGGTGTTGATAGATGTGTTTTGTATGTTATGGATCAAAATGGCGAGTATCCTGTTGGAATACCATGGAATGGTTTAACTGGTGTCACAGAAACCCCATCTGGTGCTGAGCCATCTCCATTATATGGCGATAACATGAAGTATCTAACACTCGTATCAGCTGAGGATTTTACTGCTACATTAGAAGCTTATACCTATCCAGAGGAATTTGACGAATGTGATGGGTCTAATGAGATTATGGTTGATACAGGTGGCCGAGTTTCCCAACAACCTCGTAAGAAATTTGGTTTAGTGTACCGAACCAAATTAGGTAACGATGTTGCTGGCGATGCGCTTGGTTATAAATTGCATTTACTTTATGGGTGTTTAGCATCTCCATCTGAGAAAGCATATGCTACGATTAACGATTCCCCAGAAGCTATCACGTTTAGTTGGGAGATTTCCACCACTCCAATAAATGTTACTGGTTTTCAACCAACTTCTTTAATTACAATTGACTCAACTAAATGTATACCAGCAAATTTAACTGCTCTTGAGAATCAGTTATTTGGCGCTACTGGAATAACACCAAATCTTCCATTACCTGATGGAGTAAAAGCAACACTGGAAGTGGGCGGTGATTGGTATGTTGATAGCGAGAATGGGAATGACAATAATAGTGGCACAACACCCCTTAAATCCTTCGCTACCATCACTAAACTCTTGACTGTATGGTCAGCCGGTGAGACCATTGGTGTAGCCAAGGGAAGCACATTCTATGAGACGCTAACCTATCCTGGTAATGATAGTATAGCTATAGCCTATGGCACAGGGGCAGACCCGATTATAGAGTGTCGGGATGTGGCTTCAGCATTATCGTTCTCTAAAACTGGTGGTCGCACATTCGTGTATGAAATAGCTCTATCTCCCGATCTTGGTCCATTCGGATCGTGGAATAGTATTTGGGAGGACGAGATTCGACTAGTACGCGTAACATCAGTGGCAAACTGTGATGCAACCCCAGGAAGTTATTTCCCGTCTAGCGATACTGTTGCTCCGATTACGATGTATGTTCATGCATCTGACGATAGCAATCCTGGCACTAATGGAAAAGTCTACAAGTATTCAAAACGACTATGTTCAGTAGAGGGTTATTTATACAGTCGTTGTGGGGCAAATGGTATTGTCGGTATTGGCAGTCTTAGTGAGAGCGGTCCATTCCGGACGGGTCCGTTTACGATTCTATACGGATGTAAAGCGATTTTCGGAAATAAACATAACTTTTATCATCGAAGAGGATCATGGCTTGAGAATTGCGAAGCTATCGATGGCTATCACACTGGTGGATCGTGGACGCTCTTTGTTTATAACGATGATACTCCTTCCGGAGATGGTATTACTTATAAGAATTGTATCGCTCGTCACACATCAGTCGCGCTGCCAATAGGATCTGCGGGATTTTATGGTCACCACAATATTAGTGGTAGCTTTGGTCTGGTCCACTTTGATCATTGCATTGTTGAAAAGTGTCAGACTGCTATCTCTGGGCAGGATGCAGAGATTCTTTGCGATTACTGCGAGGCGATCTCATGTGACTTTTCCTTCGCGGTCGTATCGACAGATATTCACACCTTTAACCATTGCAAGATGACCTCCTCGTCTTTTAGTGGACGATTTGTTAGCATGAACGTGGCCAATGCCACAGCTGTAATCAACTCGGCAGATGTTAGTCTCACTGGGAACGCGGCAATTGCGGTGGCCATACAAGCGAATAATCCTACGATTACTATTGATGGTTTCAAGTTTGTCGGACGATCAGTGGGTGGGTGGCAGGAATTTCTTTACTGCAACGGGTATACCGGAGGAACAGTCAATATCACGAATGGCGATTTTGACAGTCCCTATGCTTACCTTATCTATGATGTAGCTGGTCCCGTTATTACATCGGATTACAACAGATTCAGACAAAACGCGCAGGTGTTTAAGATAGCATCAGTCGATTATGGTACAGTAGCTGCTTACCAGTTAGCCACCGGACAGGATGCGCACAGTACTATCGGGTAGATTATGATATTTGGAGGGTCCATAGGATGACTCAATTGGTTTGGGACGATACTGGTAAACGCTTTTATGAGACTGGTGTTGATAGATGTGTTTTATATTTAATGGAGGGTAATGGGGAGTATCCATTAGGAATACCCTGGAATGGTTTGGTTTCTCTTACAGAAAGTCCATCGGGTGCTGAGCCAACTCCATTATATGGAGACAATGTAAAATATTTAACACTTAGTTCAATAGAACAATTTGCGGCTACATTAGAAGCTTATACCTATCCAGAGGAATTTGATGAATGTGATGGTTCTAAAGAAATTATGGTTGACACAGGTGGCCGAGTTTCTCAGCAACCTCGTAAGAAATTTGGACTTGTTTACAGGACTAAGTTAGGAAATGATGTTGCCGGACAAGATCTTGGTTATAAATTACATTTACTTTATGGGTGTCTAGCTTCTCCATCTGAGAAGGCATATGCTACGATTAATGATTCTCCGGAAGCTATCACGTTTAGTTGGGAGATTTCCACCACTCCAATAAATGTCACTGGTTTTCAACCAACTTCTTTAATCACAATTGATTCGACTCAATGCTCGGTTCAAGGTCTTTCTCGACTTGAGGATCAATTATTTGGCTCTGCTGGAATAACAGCTAATCTCCCATTGCCAGATGCAGTAAAAACAATATTCGAAACGGCCCATAATTGGTATGTTGACAGTCTGGACGGAAATGACAACAAGGATGGGCGCTCTGAGGCTACTGCTTGGAAGACGTCGGCAAAGGTTAACGCATCTACATTCCTCCCAGAAGATTACATATTATTTAAGTGCGGGGGAAGGTTTAGGGGACAAGTATTGAGTGTGCCATCATCTGGCACGGCTGGCAAGCCAATCACGTTCGCCACATATGGCATGGGAGCTAATCCCATCCTTGACCCGACAACTCGCTTTACCAATTTTGTTCTCCACGCCGGTGCTGTATGGAAGAGAACAGATGTTGGGAATGATCCTACACAGGTGTGGGAAGATGAAATCAGATTGATTTACAAAACATCCGTAGCTACTATGGTTTCCGGTAGTTGGTGTAAAACCGGCGGCGAGGTATATGTTCAGTGTACGGACGATGGCAATCCGAACACAGAGCACGTTGTTGAGTATGCGATCGGTGCAAATAGCATAACCATCAGAATGAACGGGAAATCACATCTAGTATTTGACGGCATTGATGCTTATCGGTCAAATTACACGGCGTACAATACCGACCTTCCCGGTTCATCTGATATAGTTATTCGTAATAGTGTATCTTCCTGGACTGGCGGTAGATCATTTCTAGTTGGAGTATCAGTTATTGGCACTTCAGTCTATCCAAGTGACGTAATCGTTAAGGATTGTGTAGCCCATGATGATCTAGACGAGTCTTACTGGATAGGTCATGGAACACGTCTTTTCATTGAGCACAATGAGGCCTATAATAGTGGTAAGGATACCTTTCCTAATGGAAAACAGTATCCAGAAGCAACGCATTTCCCAGGAGGCATACTAATCTCCGCTGAGGCAGTTGATTGTGTGGTTCGCAGGAACTATATTCATGATAACTACAAGTTGGCTGCTATCCTGGATGAAAGATCGCTCGGCCTAAAGGGGACACGAACAATCATAGAGCAAAACTTGGTGGATACGTCGATTGGTGCTATGCCAGCTATTCAGATCGAAGGAATAAATACCACGGTACGCAATAACTTGATCAGATCGGGAAGTGGATCTCCCATATTATTGTCGAACGGACCGACCATACCAGAGATTTACAACAACACGCTTGTTAGTCCGAGTGGAGGACTCCATTCCATTGAGACAGGTGGCCAACCTGGCGCTCGCATCAAGAACAACATCCTTATCAGGGCTGGTGCTCTGAATAGATACATCAGTGTATCTGCCACGGCACAACCGGGAACGGTCATAAACCGCAACTTGTATTTCGGTGCGGCAACAGGCAGATGGTTCTGGGGGCCGAATGAATACACCAGTCTTGCCGCATGGCAAGCGGCATCCGGTCAGGACGCTAACAGCCTTAATAGCGATCCAGTATTCGTTGTTCCCAATACTGACCTCCACCTACAAGTCACATCGCCCTGCATTGGGGCGGGTGAGGCCGGGCTGGTAACTGACGATTATGACGGGATAAATAGGGGAGTGGCCATAGACATAGGAGCATATGAGTATGCTCCATAACAAGCAGAGAACTTACTGAATACTATAAATATCAAGACAAAGATTCCCATTCGACGATAGAAAGATATATAATAGTGTTGGATGGGAATCTTCTATCATCAAAATTTCAACAGTGATGGTGGCCCAATAGCCACTTCGCAGAATGGCAACTGGCTGGATACGATACGAATTCTACGCATATCTAAAATAGAGACACTAACTAGTGTTGGAGATTGGAGGAATTATGGAAAATAATAAATTGGAACATGTTGGCGTTCTCGGAATGAAATGGGGACGTCGACGTGGGGATAGTGATAGTGGTGGATCTAGAAAATCTGGTGGAAAGAATAAAACCACTATAAGAACAAGCGAAGATTTTAAAGCTGCTGCCAAGCTGAGAGAAAAGCGCATCGCTGAAATGAGTAATGAAGATATTTCCAAAGTGAACAAACGTATGGATCTTGAGAAAAGATATAAGGATCTTAATCCATCTAGAGTTGCTAAAGGTGCCAAAGCGGTTAAAAGTGTATTAGGCACCGTTGGTCAAGTAGCTGCTGGAGCTGGTGCTATGCTTGCTCTTATTGGAATAGGTAACACTCTTATGAAAAAAATAGCTGCTTATGGCTTGAAGAAGTAAATTCGGCCAGATAGGATAATCCATGCAAAATAATTCTAATTCATTATCTCATGTTGGCGTTCTAGGAATGCGTTGGGGTCGTCGAAGTGGTCAATTATATCGTAAAAACACAATTACTACTGCTAAAGGTCAAAGAAATTTAGATAAAGAAGAACTTAATAAATTACAAAATAAAAAAGGTTTTCAAACTGGTCGTGGAAAGAAATTAGATGCAGAGAAAATTAAGATTTTGAAAGAAAGAGTATCTAGTGTAAAGGGCGAAAAACTCAGTTATTATGAACGAGATGCCCAAATGCGATCTCGCGTCAAAAAGATCAGTCTTGCTGTAACAGCATTATGGATAACTGGTCCATTTCTTTATAGCGTAGCACAAGTTGTTCCTCATAATGCTAGAGTACTTGGAAATGCGTATAAAAGTCAAAGAAGATATGAGAAGTACGGGGGCTTCGATCCAAAGAAAGTAGTAAATGGTCGTTGGCGTGATGTGGCAAAATCTGATTATGTAGATGTTGGAAGAAAACTTTTAGGAGGTGGTTAAAATGAATAATGATCATTTGGAACATGTCGGCGTTATCGGAATGAAATGGGGTCGTCGTAAGGGATCTTCATCAACGTCTTCTAATAGATCTGGTGGTGGAGATCGTAGAAAACTAAGCTTTGCTAAAGATGCTGATGGTAGAAAAGTTAATAGATTATTCGGAAAAAGAAATAGAGCCAAGATATTTAAAACGCTTATTTATAATAAAGATTGGAATAAAGAATGGCAAAAGGACCCTCTTGTCAAACTCGGAAAATCCTCGGTAAAAAAAGCAGTAGCTAAGTTTGAGAAGAAACAATATAAAGATGCCACTAAAGATATTCAAAGATTGATGAAAGATAAAAAATTTAAAGAGGCAAAAGATCTTCAAGCTGAACTAGATTATTTATATTCTTAAAAATGCTATGGAGAACGTATAATTATGTCCCTATCAAATACAGCAATTCCTATTTATTACGGAGAATTTCGTGACAGAGTAATACACGGAGAAATTCCCGTATGTAAAGAAATCTCTATGGAGATGAATAGGATAGATCAACTAATAGAGAATCCTGGGGTCTATTATGATGATCAAGCTGTAGAAGGTTTTGTTCGCTTTTGCGAATCTGAACTCACTTTAACTGATGGCGGCGATTTAACTCTTCTTGATACTTTTAAATTGTGGGCCGAACAAATTTTTGGTTGGTACTATTACGTTGAACGAAGTATTTATGTACCCGATGCCAATAATCGTGGTGGAAGATATGTGCGCAAACGAATTAAAAAACGTCTAGTTAATAAGCAGTATTTAATCGTTGCTCGTGGCGCCGCCAAATCAATGTACGCATCTTGTATACAAAATTATTTCATAAATGTTGAAACGGCAACAACACATCAGATCACTACAGCCCCAACAATGAAGCAGGCAGAAGAAGTTATGTCCCCAATACGAACTTCAATCACTAGAGCGCGAGGTCCACTGTTTCAGTTCCTAACAGAAGGGTCTCTGCAAAATACGACTGGCTCTCGAGCAACTCGTCAAAAGTTAGCATCTACAAAAAAGGGAATTGAAAACTTTCTTACTGGATCTTTACTTGAAGTGCGTCCAATGTCAATTGATAAACTTCAAGGATTGAGACCAATGATTGCTACTATTGACGAATGGTTATCTGGTGACATCCGTGAGGATGTTGTAGGCGCAATTGAACAAGGTGCTTCTAAGTTAGATAACTACTTAATCGTAGCGATGAGTTCAGAAGGTACTATTCGTAATAGTAGTGGCGATACTATCAAAATGGAATTAAGTGACATACTTAAAGGCGATTACATTAATCCGCATGTCTCCATTTGGTATTATAAACTCGATGATGTTAATGAAGTGAACGATCCAAAAATGTGGTTGAAGGCTAATCCCAATCTTGGAAAAACAGTTACATATGAAACATATCAGTTAGATGTTGAGCGGGCAGAAAAAGTGCCTTCTACAAGAAATGACATCCTTGCAAAACGATTTGGAATTCCCATGGAAGGTTACACATATTTCTTTACCTATGAAGAAACATTACCGCATAGGCATAGAGATTTTTGGTCTTTACCATGTGCTTTGGGATTCGATCTTTCACAGGGAGACGATTTTTGTGCTTTTGTATTCCTATTTCCGTTACCAAATGGATCTTTTGGTGTTAAAACTCGTTGTTATATCACTTCCTTGACTTTAAAAAAGTTACCTGGTGCTATGAGATTAAAGTATGAGCAGTTCCTTGAAGAAACTAGTTTACAAGTTTTAGAATGCACTGTTCTAGACATGATGGAAGTCTATGAGGACTTAGATAATTTTATTAATGATTCTCAGTACGACGTTCGTTGTGTAGGTTTTGATCCCTATAATGCCAAGGAATTTATTGAAAGATGGGAAAGAGAGAATGGACCCTATGCTATAGAGAAAGTTATACAAGGAGCGAAGACGGAGTCAGTTCCACTTGGTGAGTTAAAAACTCTTTCGGAAGAAAGGATGCTTATTTTTGACCAAGAACTTATGACGTTCGCGATGGGCAATGCTATAACCCTCGAAGACACTAATGGTAATAGAAAACTTTTAAAAAAGCGCTACGAGCAAAAGATCGATCCTGTGGCTGCTATGATGGATGCTTATATTGCTTATAAAGCAAATAAAGATCAATTTGAATAGGAGGACATTATATTGATTAATGAACTAAAACATTATGGTGTTCTCGGAATGAAATGGGGTATCCGAAATAATAGAGAAAGTAGTGGTAAAGGATATTCTGTTGATAAAGATGGTCGGATATCAATTGAAAAAGGTTTTATTCTTCAACGGGTATATAATAAAAATAAGCAGGATAGTGGAGAGTCTGGAAGTAATTATTTTTCCTTTACTAAAAAGGATAATGGTACTTATTTAGCAATGTTGGGAGCAGGAGCTCATTCTAAGATTGGTTTTATTAAGAAACTTGCTTCTGAAACTATGCTTCGGTCGTCTGCAAAAGAACCTTTAAAATCTCCTAGTAGGGAAGAGGCTTTTAATATCTTAAATGAATCACTTAAAAATGCTGGTAAAAAAGGTTTTTCTGGAACTTTTAAAGATTCTAGAGCTCGAAACTGGTATGTAGAACAAAACGCCCGCATAGTTAAATCAAGAAAGAGTATTGAATTTCAAGAATATAGGAAGCTTTTACTTAAAAAAGGTTTTAATATTCTTCTAGATGAAGCAGATGCAGGATTTTTATCTGAAATGCCAATTCTTGTTTTAGATGGTGGACGGTCTCTCAAAAAAATAAGTATAAGTGATTTCTCACCAGAAACTCTCAATGCCGCAAGAAAACGTTTATTAACGCAAGATATGAATAGAAGTATGGAAGAAATTTCAAAAGCTGGTTATTAATTAAAAATTTTAATAGGAGAATTAGAAATGGAAGAAAATCGTATTAATGATGTGAATGTTGAAGCAGGACTAGTTGCCAATCCAGGTATGGCTATTGGTGAGAAACAGCTTAAGAATCGTTATAAGGTTGAGGCTTTTCGTGATGGTAAGCTTCTCTGGGTTGAGGAATTTGACAATCTAGTGGTTGATGTTGGTTTGAATGATTCGCTTGATAAACATCTAAAAGGAGCTGCCTATACTGCGGCTTGGTATGTTGGTGTGGTTGGTTCTTCGCCTACCTTTGCGGCGGCTGATACTATGAATGGCGCGCATGCGGGCTGGACCGAGCAGACCACCTATGACGAGGCTACTCGTCCTGTTCTGACTCTTGGTGCGGTGGCCGCTAAGAGCGTTGATAACACGGCTAGTAAAGCGGTGTTTACTATTAGTGGTACTGTAACTCTGGGTGGCGCTTTCACTGTTACTACGAGCAACAAGGGTGGCACAACTGGTATTCTCTATGGTGGTGGCGCCTTCTCGCAGAACCGCGCATTGGTCGACAATGACGTCTTGAACGTAACGATCACCTGCACAGCTGCGGCATCATAATTTTGTTTTTTTATTAGCCCTTTCTTCTGATGAAAGGGAGAAAGGGCTATAGAAAATATTATGGCTACTAGATTATATTTACCAATATCTGGAACACCGCCATTAGCATCTTTAGCAGTTAATTCCAACTGGGAATTAAGTAACAATCTAGTTCGTTTACCTTGTTTTACAACTAAACAGAATACGGCGCTTACGAGTTATCAATATACCTGGCCCGCAGCACTAACTCAACAGTGGGTTTGGCGTCAGTGGCAAACTGAGCGATTGACTACGGGTTACAGCTGGACAACTTCTGATACTGTCTCAATGGTTATTGGAAAATGTTATGAAACAACCACTGCTGGTGATACTCATTTGGCCTATGTGATACGAGTAGTAAGTGATGATGGTTCAGTTATTCGTGGAGTAATTGGTTTATATCATGCTACTAGTACTGAGTTTCCGTTAGTAGCAAGCGCTGCAACTAGAATTCATGCTGCAAGAGTTACTGGGGCCACAACCTTTTCCTCTCAAGCAGGAGATAGAATAATTATTGAAATTGGTCTCCACGGTGTCACTCCGGGACTTCAATCAATTCAAATGAGATTCGGTGATCCTTCTGCCACCGCTGATTTTGCTCGTACAGCTGCTTTGACTACAGATTTATGTCCTTGGGTTGAATTATCTAGAACGGTCACATTTGGTTCTATAAATATTAATGAAGCTTCAACTTTAGCAGTTTCAAATAAAATAATTACAGTATTGGAATCTAATGTTATAAATGAAACTTTATACAGACCGTGATATATGATATTGTAAATGCAATGATCTAACAGCAGGAGGTATTATGGCAGACCTTATTGATAGACTCACCCATGATAGTGAATATATGACACCGGCACGTCCAGGAATAGCTGTTCATGCTTTTGCGTCTGATTATATTATGTATGCAGCAGGCACTCGCACAAATACAGAAATTATCCAGGCATATGACTTGCAGGGAGATGAATTAGCCCAAGCTATTTTGATAAAAACTGTACTAGATGGGAAAACAACAGCAATTAATAAGATGATCTACTCATTGAAAGTGCAGAGTGTGGCGCTTCTTCTTGGGGCTAAGCCTGACAGCAGCTATCCAAATCCGAATGTCTACTTCGATATCAATGGTAACGTCAACAAAACACGTGTGGCAGCTGACCTAGAGATAACCTAATGGGCATAAAAGTATCTCGGACACGCTTTGCTGCAAGAACTACTACCGGCACACAAGATATTACTGCCAGTCTTGATGGGCTTACTCCTAAAGCAGCATTGTTTTTATATTCGTATGCCACAGCAGATGGTACGCCCGCGAATGGTCTTGCTAGATTCATTGGAGCGACTGATGGCAGTACCCATGCAGTGCGACGCTACGGTGATGCAGACAATCTTGATACCACATCAGTTGGTGCTGGTGCTGACAACACCATACCTATTATTTTGACAGATCCGTCAGGAAACCTATTAGCAGAAGGTGCTTTCTCTGCCTGGATCACAAACGGCATAACAATAAGTTGGACTGTCACTACTGGTACAGCTATATTGATAGATGTTATCTTTTTTGCCGGAAGTGACTTGAGTGCAGACGTCTCTATCACGACACTGACAAATGCAGTAGACACAGTTCACGATGTAACAAGTGTTGGCTTTGAGCCCGACGACCTGATTGCTTTTGTGGCGGCAGGTACTGGAATGGCGTTAGGTTTCACGCATAGTAATCGTGCTAGTACTTATACGCAGAATAGCTTGTATCAGAGAGGGCGTAATGGACAAGCTACTTCTCAGAATATGGCTATTCTACGTAGTAGTTATGGGTGTCTAGTACCAGCTGGATCTACGTCATCAGATGCAAGCTCTAAATTAGAATTTGGGAGTTTTGACTCTAGTGGTTTTTCAGTAACAACAAGGCTTTCTGCACCTGGCTCAGGATCAACCTTAGTGGTATTAGCACTTAGGTATGGGACGAGTCCAGTGGTGGAGTCTACTAATTATATATATTCAACACCTACGGCAACAGGTAGCAACACGGATGCTAATGCGGGATTTACACCTCAGTTTGTTATGTATGCAGCATCAATTATGGAAGCTACCGATACGTTTTATACAGACTCTTTAGCAGGCTCGCATGCAACCATAACTATAGATGCCAGTGGACAGTGTTGCACGGCATACACATCCGAGGACAACCAGGGTACGACAGACACCCAGTCTTTATCAGACGACCAAGCAGTAAACTTGCCATTAGATAGTGGGGCTGCCGGATTAGCGGCGACGTTTACTGAATTTACAAGTTCTGGTGTAACACTAAATTGGTCAGACGTTGAGGCGAACGCTAAACTTTGGCTTGGATTTGCCATAGGTACAGATAGTGCCGCCCCGCAAAATATTGATGAAAGTGTAGTCCTTGCTAGAAATTGTGGGATTGCAATTGGATCTGATAGTAATCTTCTGGATTCGATATTATTAAGTAATTATTTAACTATAACCGCTGAAGGTAATAAAGTTGGTGGAGCAATTGAGGAATCAATCAATCTCGGATTAATCCTCCGAGTAACCCAACCAATGCCTCAAAATATAGAAGAAAGTGTCACATTAGTAATACATTCCGGAATTAGTAACGATAGTCAGATAATTGCCCTGAATGAAATTAGTTTGAATAAAGTAAATGCAGAAGGTAATGCTGATATTGCAAACGTGATTGATAGCACATTGCTTGGGAAATTCGAGAATATTAGTATAACGACGGATGTAAATGTTCTCGACATAACAACCCTAGCAAGATTTGATGATATTTCTTCTCTTGAAATAAGGGTTATTTCTGAATCATTTATTTTAGCACGCTTCGCAGCTCTAGCATCAGAGGGCGCTCGGCCAGAGATTGAAGAATCTGTGACACTAGCAAAATCTGCCGGACAAAGTAGTAGCGATTTAGTAAATATTTATGATTTTATAACTTTTACACATTTTATAAGTATTACTATAAGGGAAGTACCAACTATTACTGAGGTAATTACGCTTTTGCGGTTAGTCGCCCAAACTGGTGGAACTCAGACAAACGAGAATGATGTAGCAAGTCTAGTAAAATTTAGTGGATTTGCAGCATTCGAAGAGCGTGAAGGTCTTAATGAAGGTGTTAGTTTATCATATTCTCTTGGAATGGCCCTATTGCAAGAGGGTATCAGTCATGTAAGTGAAGATGTGAACGTTGGCCGATTACTTGGTATAGTGCCAAATGAACAGGGTCGAGTTAGTGATACTATATCCCTAAATCGATTGTCTAGTATAGTTTCAAATTCCCAAGAGCAAGTTCTTAATGCTATTTCTTTAAATCGACTGACTGGTATAACTTCGAATGATCAAGGTCAACTTGCCGATGCTATATCTTTAAATAGATTAACCAGTATAGCTGCAAGTGAATTACCCCTTTCAATCATTCAAAGTATTTCTTTAAATCGATTATTTGGTATAACTTCGAATGATCAAGGTCAAGTTAGTAATGCTATATCTTTAAATCGATTAGATAACGTAACCACAAGTGAATTACCTTTTTCAATCATTCAAAATGTTTCTTTAAATCGATTGGCGGGTATAAGTGGAATATCACTCTGCCAAGTTAATGATAATTTATCTTTGAGTAAGCTTATTAATATAATTATTATTGACGAAACAATTGGGCAGTATAGTGAGATTTTAACTTTAGGTCGTGGTCTTAGTATATCTGTTTTCCAAGAAGGAGTGAGCCATGTAGGGGAAACCATATCCTTAAATCGATTAAATGAAATAGCGATTAGCGAACAGAACAGGATTCATAATAGTTTATTATTTGGTCGAACTAATGGAATAGGTCTTAATGATCAATACCAAATTCTTAGTAATTTGATATTTGCTCGATCAAGTGGGTTGGGTATTAGTACACAGATTGCTATTGACGATGATGTTACTCTTAGTAAATTTAGTGTATTTAATACTTCTTCGCAATTGATATTGAACGAGTTACTATCATTATCAAAATTAGATAATTTGGCAATTCTTGATAGTCGATATCTGCTGGAAAATATTAATTTGCAATATAATAATGGATTGTCGTTAATTGATGGGTCAATAATTTTTGAAGAGATCGAACTTGGTAGAATAGACATTGTTACTCTTATAGCACTTTTATTTGCTAATAATGTTATTGGTCTTAATCAATTTAAATCTATTATAGCTGAACCACAATCTTTATATATCTATGACAACGGGGATCATGCTGTTGGAGTATTATTCCGAGACAAACGAGCCGAAGTATTATTTCGAGACAAACGAGCCGAAGTATTATTTCGAGACAAACGAGTTGAGGTATTATTCCATGATAAGCGTGCTTCCGTTTTATGGAGAGATAAAATAAGAAAATAAGGAGGTTAGATGCAGACAGTTTTACCAGATAAAGATCCTAATAATATTGAACCATATTTTGTTGTTTGGTGCGATAAAGAATCTGGTCTTAATGATGGTAGCAAACACGATCATGGTGAATTACAAGGATCGACTATTTCTACTAGTGAATGGCTTTTTCCAGAGGGATCAGAATTAACTGAAAAATCCTCTAATCAAAATGCACTTACAATTGCTGGTGTTGAATATGATATTGATACCGTTTGTACTATTTGGTTAGAAGGTGGTGTGCATAATAAAGATTATCCGATAACTTGCCGAATTGTTACATATGATGGTCGAACTTTAGATAAGACCATCCTAATTCCAGTAAGACAAAATTAAAGACATAGGAGAAATTAAAATGACTACGGACTTGACAAAAGAAGATCTCGCATATTTTTCAGCAGAAAAGGTTGCTTTTCACGAAAAGGCACGATTAGTTGGAGTATTTGGCACGCCTGTAAATGCGGTTAATGCTTCTGGGACTTTAACCATTGGGGCTATCGGTACTGCCGGGGATACTTTTACTATCGGAAATAAAGTGTTCACTTGCGTGGCTAATGGGACGGCAAATGAAGATGGTGAAGTTAATATCGGAACTGATAAGGCGACATTCCAGACCGCCGTTAAAGCCGCTATTAATGGGACCGATGGATATAATGTTGCTCATACTCAAGTTGTTTGTGGAACGATTTCGGGTGATAATTATCCCATTACAGCTATTGTGCCAGGAGTGGCGGCAAACACTATTCCCACAACTTCAGATTTTACTGCTGGTGGAAATCTGTTTGTTGCTGCCACTTTAGGTAGTGGGGTAGATGGAACCATTGGGGTTCATGGTCAGCCGATGGTAGATGCATCTTATTTGTATATTTGCATAGTTGATAATACCATCGTTGACAAAAATTGGCGTCGTGTTTCTCTTGGTAGTGCCTTCTAAAGGAAGAATCCTGGCAAACTATGTATGCTTGTTAAAACTATTTTAATTAAGGAGGTGGTGTCTAGTGCCCAATATTTCATTTCGTAATCGTTTAAAACATGCATGGAATGCCATTAGATATGGAGAGTCTAATCTGGTATATGGTAGATCTTTTGGACCATCATATGGTGTGAGACAAGATTTGTATCGCTTACGTTCTGGGGTGGAAACTTCATTTATTGCTTCTATTTATACTAGAATTGGCATAGATGTAGCTTCAATTCCGATTCAACACGTTCGTCTTGACGAAAATGAGAGATATATCGAAACTATCAAATCTGGTCTTAATAATTGTCTCACATTAGAAGCGAATATAGACCAAACAGGTCGTGCCTTTATACAAGATATTGTAATGTCTATGTGTGATGAAGGCGTTGTAGCAGTAGTACCAGTCGATACAACAATGAATCCGGCACTTACTGGTTCATATGATATTATAACAATGCGAACAGCAAAAATTGTTAGTTGGTATCCAAAACATGTTCGAGTCAATATTTATAATGATGAAACTGGACATAAACAAGATATCACTCTTCCCAAAACAATGGTTGCCATTGTTGAAAATCCGCTTTTTGCAGTGATGAATGGGCCAAATTCTACTTTACAGCGTCTTATGACAAAATTAAATCTTTTAGATGTAATAGATCAGCAGTCAGGATCTGGAAAGTTAGATTTAATTATCCAATTGCCATATGTTGTTAAAACAGAAGCTCGAAGGCAGCAAGCTGAAACTAGAAGGAAGGATATTGAAAGTCAGTTGCAAGATTCGAAATATGGTATTGCTTATACCGATGGAACTGAAAAAGTTACTCAATTGAATAGACCTGCAGAAAATAACCTGATGGGACAGATCGAATACCTGACGAGTATGCTTTATAGCCAGTTGGGATTAACGAAAGCTGTCTTTGATGGGACTGCAAGTGAAACAGAGATGATAAATTATTATAATCGTTCAATTGAACCAATTTTGGCCGCGGTTGTAAATGGTATGAAACGAGTTTTTATAACTAAAACTGGTAGAACTCAAGGACAGTCTATTGAAGCGCTTAGAGATCCATTTAAACTTGTTCCAATTAGCCAAATAGCTGATGTGGCCGACAAGTTTAGTAGAAATGAAATTCTAAGTTCTAACGAGCTTCGTCAGATTGTTGGTCGAAAGCCAAGTAATCAGGACGGGGCAGATGAATTACGCAATAAGACCCTTAATAAGTCCAAGGTTCAATCCCAGGCAGAATCGGAACCCGTTTCATCTGAATCACCTACCTCTATTATAGATATGATTAAAGAAAATGAAGGAGTTTAAATAATGACTAAGTCAAAATACGATTTTGGTGGCTATGCTACTAAAAACGGACTTAAATGCACCGATGGAAGGATAATCCATCAAGATGCATTTAAGGACAACGATGGCCAAATTGTACCGCTAGTTTGGCAGCATCAGCATAATGAACCATCCAATGTTCTGGGCCACGCGTTGCTTGAAAATCGACCTGATGGAGTATATGCTTATTGTACTTTTAATGGTACCGACTCAGGAAAGAACGCACGGATTCTTGTAGAACATGGGGATGTGTCATTCTTATCGATTTATGCGAATCAACTAGTTGAAAAAGCTAAGAATGTTATTCATGGGGTGATTCGTGAAGTTTCTCTTGTTATGGCTGGCGCAAATCCTGGTGCAGTAATTGATAATTTTGCTTTTGAACATGGTGACGGTAGTTATAGTCCAGATGAAGAGGAAGCAATTATTTATACTGGTTTGGGAATCGAAAAGAAAGAAGAAGAGCCATCTAAACCAGTTAAACAACCAGCTAAACCGAGTATTAACGAGGTTGCTCATGCAGATGATGGCGCTTCCGCATCAAAAGATGATGAAACTGTTCAGGATGTTTTTGATACTCTTAGTGAAAAGCAAAAAACCGCTGTATATGCAATTGTAGGTGCGCTAGTTGATGACGGCGCCCAAGACGAAGAAGATATGGCTCAATCCGATGTAAATTCCAACGATGAAGGAGATAAAGGTACAATGAAAAGCAACGTTTTTGATGGAACTGCAGTTAACAATCGAGTTTATCTTTCGCATGATCAATTCGACGAGATCACGAAGGACGCAGCCCGCTTCGGCTCATTGAAGCAGGCGATTATGGAGCACGCTGGAACCTATGGTATTGATAATATTGATTATTTGTTCCCAGATGCACGCTTGGTAGAGAACCAACCCGCTTTCCTTGCTCGTGAAACTACTTGGGTGGCTCCAGTCATGAGCGGAACTCGTCACACTCCATTTTCTCGTATTAAGAGTGTCTATGCTGACATTACTGTTGACACTGCCCGCGCTATGGGCTATGTCACTGGTGCTATGAAAAAGGATGAGGTCTTTGGGTTGCTGAAACGGACCACCACCCCGACCACGATTTACAAGAAGCAAAAATTGGATCGGAATGATATTCTTGACATTACCGATCTGGATATTGTTGCATGGCTGAAAGCCGAAATGCGCATGATGCTGGACGAGGAGATTGCTCGCGCAGTATTGGTTGGCGATGGTCGCTCGGGTGTTTCTGATGATAAGATTGACGAAACCTGTATTCGCCCAATTTGGACCGACAGCGATCTGTATGCTCATCATCTCCAACTGCCTTCCACTGATAATTTGCCAGAAGAAGTTATCGACAAGATCACGGCTGGCCGCGTCAATTACAAGGGATCTGGGAGTCCGACTCTCTTTACTAGCCCCAGTTTTCTGAGCTCCATGCTGTTGATTAAGGATAGTCTTGGGTATCGGATCTACAAGACCGAAGCCGATCTCGCAGCTGTTCTTCGCGTTAAGAATATTGTCGAAGTTCCGATTATGGAATCTCTTCATCGAACCGATACTCTCGAATACGATTTGCTTGGTATTGTTGTTAATCTGTATGATTACACCATCGGCGCCGACAAGGGTGGTGCTGTGAGCATGTTTGATGACTTCGATATTGACTATAACCAGTACAAGTATTTGATCGAGACTCGTATTTCTGGCGCTTTGACCCAGCCGAAGTCCGCTTTGGTCATTGAGCGCGCCCAAGCATAGTAGTCTAAAGGAGCTCTAATATGGCAAAGTTTCACGGATTTATTGGCTTTGTAACAGTTGAAGAAAAGGGAACTGCGCCAGGAGTCTATATTGAAGTTCTTACAGAGCGTCCTTGCAATGGAGACATTCTTCGTAATATTAGACGTTGGGAAGGTAGTCAAAAGGTTAATGAAGATTTAACCATTGATAATCGCTTTAGCATTCTTGCAGATGAGTATGCAATTAATCATATTCATGTAATGCGTTATCTAAAAGTGAATGAGGTCTCTTGGAAAATATTGTCATTTGAAATCCAGAGACCTCGTATCATTTTAACAGTTGGAGGGGTGTATAATGGGAACTAGAACAGCCCTGCAAACCCTTCTCGAAACTTTGTTAGGTTCTAGAAATGTATATTTCCAGCCCCCTCCAACCTTACAAATGAATTATCCATGTATTGTCTATAATTTGGATGATATAGATACCAAATTTGCGGATAATTATCCATATGCAATTGGGAAACGTTATTCGTTGACAGTTATAGATAAAGATCCGGATAGTTCAATTCTTGATAAAGTTATTATGCTACAGAAGTGTATATTTGATCGTCATTTTGTAGCTGATAATCTAAATCATAATATTTTTATACTTTATTTCTAAAAGGAAAAAAATAAGATGACTCGACTAGTTTGGGATGATACTGGTAAACGCTTTTATGAGACTGGTGTCGATAGGGGCGTTTTGTATGTTATGGATGGTACTGGTGCATACCCTTTGGGAGTTCCATGGAATGGCCTAACCGCCGTCACAGAGAGTCCATCGGGTGCTGAACCAACAGCCTTGTATGCTGATAACATTAAGTACTTGACTCTTTTGTCAGCTGAGGAATTTGCGGCTACATTGGAAGCCTATACTTATCCGGAAGCCTTTGCGGAGTGTGACGGCTCTAAAGAGATTGGGGCCGGGCTAGGTGGTTGGGTTGCTCAGCAACCTCGTAAGCAATTTGGTCTAGTTTATCGGACTAAGTTGGGTAATGATGTTTCTGGGGATGCACTTGGTTATAAACTGCATTTGCTGTACGGATGCCAGGCTTCTCCGTCTGAGAAGGCATACGCGACGATTAATGATTCCCCAGAAGCTATTACATTTAGTTGGGAGATTTCTACTACTCCCACGAATGTTACTGGTTTTCAACCGACTTCTTTGCTAATCGTTGACTCAACGCAGGCAACAGTTGCTGGTCTTGCAGCTCTTGAAGATGAGTTGTTTGGTGATTCGGGAGTTGGTGTATCAAATCTTCCACTTCCGGATGCAGTGAAGACTCTATTGCAGACTGTATAATTCTAAAGTGGAGTCTTAGAGATTCTAGGACTCCATTAATTTTTTATGAGGGAGAATGGGATGAACCTATTTATCAGTCAGCCAATGAACGGAAAATCAGATAAAGAAATTCAAGAAATGAGGGAAAGGGCAATTGCTGAAGTAAAAGACATCTTTGGTGAAGACATCGAAATTATTGTTATTGACTCTTTCATAAAAGACGCTCCTACTGAGGCAAATGCTCTATGGTATCTTGGTAGTTCCATTCTCCTTATGTCAAAGGCCGATGTAGTTTATTTCGCTAATGGGTGGAGAGAAGCTCCAGGCTGTGTAATCGAAAACGATATTGCAAATGTATATGGTTTATGTTGCGTCCAAACAGATTAAAATATTGAAAGGAGACTATCATGCTTAAAAAGACAATTAAATATACAGATTTTGACGGAAATGAACGAGAAGAAACCTTTTATTTCAACCTTACTCAGGCTGAAGTTACCGAGTTGGAACTTTCGACCGAAGGTGGCCTCTCTGCAAAGATTCAAAAAATTATCGAAGCTAAGGACAATTCGACTATTATCGAAATGTTCAAGGATATTATTGGAAGATCATATGGAGAGAAATCTCCAGATGGAAAGTTGTTTGTGAAAAGTAAGGAAGTTCGTGACGCCTTTATGCAAACACAGGCTTATAGTGATTTGTTTATGGAATTAGCAACAAATCCTGATGCCGCTGCGGCTTTTGTGAGTGGCATTATACCTGCTAATCTTCCATCTAAATCATAGAGAATTATAAGGAGACTAAAGAATGTTGCAAATAACCATTCCCGCTAGTGAATTGTGGAATGAGAAAGCTGAAGAATTTGTTCAGAATAGAGAACAGATTTTGCAGTTGGAACATTCTTTAGTCTCATTATCAAAATGGGAGTCGAAATGGTGTAAGCCGTTTCTATCAAAAGCTCCAAAAACGTATGAAGAAACAATAGATTATGTTCGTTGTATGACGATCAGCCAAAACATTAATTTTGATATCTATAGTGGGATTACTAATGATGTTGTTGAGCAAGTGACTCAATATATCAACGCTCCAATGACTGCTACAACATTCAGTAATGAGAAAAAAGTCATTAATAATGATGTAATCACAGCAGAAATTATTTATTATTGGATGGTCACATTGAACATCCCTTTTGAATGTCAAAAGTGGCATCTTAATAGATTATTAACATTGATTAATGTTTGTAATATTAAAAATCAGCCTAAGAAGAAAGCCTCGAAACGAGATACATATTCTCGTAATGCAGCTCTTAATGCGGCTCGCCGAGAGAAATTAAATACTGCGGGGTAATATGATTACCATTAAACAAACCGGGGATTTTCGCAATACGGAAAGATTTTTTAATAATGCTAAAAAATTAGAAATACGCCGCATTCTTGAAAGATATGGACTAAAAGGTGTCAATGCTCTGGCTATGGCAACTCCAAAAGATACAGGAGTAACAGCTGCTTCGTGGAGTTATAAAATTGAAGTTGGTCGTAATAACTATTTTATAGGTTGGTATAACTCACATGAAGAAAATGGCGTAAAACCAGCAATGCTTATTCAATACGGACATGGAACAAGAGGGGGTACTTATGTCCAGGGCATTGATTATATTAATCCTTCTATGGCCCCCATATTAGGCGAAATTTCGGATGCCATATGGATGGAGGTGAGCAAACTATGAGTAATACAGTTGATAATCGTGCAGTTCATCTAGGATTCGAAAACCAACAGTTTGAATCTGGTGTTAAAACAAGTGTGGCTTCATTAGACAAACTGAAAAAATCATTAGATCTTACTGAACAAGCTAAGAGTTTGCAAAACCTTTCCAATGCTGGTAAAACAGTTAATTTAGGCGGAATTGCTGACGGTGTTCAAAATCTATCTAATAGATTTTCGGCTTTCGGTATCATTGGTATGACTATTCTTCAAAATCTCACTAATTCTGCTATTCAATTTGGACATAAATTATGGAACGCATTAGTTACGCCAGCAAAGCAGGGTTTTAGTGAGTATGAAATACAGATGAATGCCATACAAACCATCATGGCAAACACTGCGTCAAAAGGTACTACCTTACAGCAAGTTAATGATACGCTAGATGAGCTAAATACCTATGCCGATAAGACAATTTATAATTTTGCGGAGATGGCTAAAAATATCGGTACATTTACTGCAGCAGGTGTTGACTTGGACGTATCAGCGGCAGCTATTAAAGGTATCGGAAATTTAGCTGCTTTATCTGGTTCAAATTCTCAGCAAGCATCAACTGCTATGTATCAGTTATCTCAAGCCCTAGCTTCTGGTACAGTAAAATTAATGGATTGGAACTCAGTTACCAATGCTGGCATGGGTGGCGAAGTATTTAAAAATGCTCTTATTGAAAGTGCTCGTGTTCATGGAATTGCTATTGATGACATAATTAAAAAAGAAGGTTCTTTTAGAGAATCCTTAACAACTGGTTGGTTATCTAGTTCAATATTAACCGAGACCCTAGCTAAGTTTACTGGTGATCTTACTGCCGAGCAGTTAAAATCTATCGGATATACTGAAGAGCAAATAGTTGAAATTGAAAAACTTGGTGTTATTGCGAATGACGCAGCAACTAAGGTTAAAACTTTTACCCAATTAAAGCAAACTCTTCAAGAAGGTCTTTCATCTGGATGGGCCCGAAGTTGGCAAATTATGTTTGGTGACTTTGAGGAGGCCAAGAGTTTCTTTACGTATTTAAGTGATACTTTTGGCGGGCTTGTCCAACGTTCTTCTGACGCTCGTAACGCTGTGTTGCAAGGCTGGAAAGATTTTGGCGGAAGAAATTTAGCTGTTACTGCCATTAAAAATGCACTTGATTCCGTACTTAGTGTTATGAAGGCAGTTGGAGATGCCTGGGCTTCAATTTTTCCTAGTGGGCCAGCAGGGCGTACAATTTATAATATAACTAAAGCTATAAAAGAGTTTACTGAATATCTTAAGCCTACTAAAGTAACTCTTTTGAGATTGAGAGATATCTTTAGAGGATTATTTGCTATTTTAGATATCGGTAGACTGGCAATAGTAGCTCTACTTGATAGTTTTGGAAAGCTTGATGTAAGTGGATTAAAGCCATTACTGTCTGGCGTACTTCAATATTTACGTGTACTAGCTATTAGTATAGTCAATACTAGAGATTTAATAAAAACAAATGACACCTTTGGTAAAGCGTTAGAAAAAGTAAAAACCTATCTTTCAGATCTTAAGAATTCTGCTAGCGAATTTGGAAGTAAATTTAAAACTATATTTGACAGCATCAAAGTTTTAATAGAAGAGGTTAAGAATACATTTAAAGGATTTGTTGATAATTTCCAAGATGCTCTTAACTTTAATAAAATTGATACAGGTGGTGCTACTAGTTTTGTTGATAATCTTAAGGTTCGTTTTGCTCCGCTTGAGATGCTGTTCAAAGGGACTACTTTTATCATAGGTGGTCTTATTAGTTTCCTTAAAAAAGCTGCCCCAATTCTTCTACAATTAGGAAGTTGGATGGGGAAAGTATTGGGACAACTTGGGACAGCTATTATGAATGCTGTTTCTACTGTTGATTTTAGTAATTTATTTGATACGCTTAACGCTGGTTTTCTTGGTGCTTTTATCCTGGCTATTACCAAATTTGTAAAGTCGGGCACTGGGGCTATGGATAGTCTTGGCGGGATGTTCAAAGGCGTATCTGGCATTTTAGATGGGGTTAGAACGAGTCTTGAAGCTTGGCAGCAGAATTTAAAATCTAAGACACTATTAAATATTGCCATTGCCGTGGGTATCTTAGCGGCATCTTTATTGGTAATCTCTTTAATAGATTCGAAGAAACTTACTGCATCAATGCTAGCAATTACCGTTTTATTTGCAGATTTGGTACTATCGATGCAAGGGTTAAGTAGTGTTGGTGGTGGCGGACTAGGCGCAGCAGGAGTAGCTGCCACACTCATAGCCATGAGCGTATCACTTTTACTTATAAGTGCAGCTGTTAGTGTACTAGCAAAGCTAGATCCCGATGAGCTAGGAAATGCATTAGTATCACTTGGTCTAATAACTGCGGGTCTTGTTGGGTTTATGCGAATAGTCGGAACTGGTGCCAAAAGCTTTGTTGGTGCGGCAGTTAGTCTTATTGTTCTAGCATTTGGACTTGAGATCATTGTAAATGTAGTTAAAAGATTAGGTTCACTTGATCCTGTTACTATACAAAATGGTCTTATTTCTCTTGGTGTGGTCCTTGCCGAGTTAGCAGCTTTTACTCAATTGGTTGGCAAAGGTTCTAGTATTAGTGGGGGTCTCGGAATTATTGCTTTGGCTGCTGGGGTACTCCTAATAGCTGTAGCTGTTGAAAAATTTGGTAAAATGGATGTAGGAGTTTTAAAGCAGGGTTTAATAACAATTGGAGCTGTTTTAGCTGAGGTAGCTCTTTTTACCAAATTAGTAGGAAGCGGATTAAATTTAACCGCAACTGCCATCGGAATGACCATTCTTGGCGCTGCCATGCTTATATTTATCGAGGCAATAACAAGGTTAGGCAAGCTTTCTTGGGAAGAAATAGGCAAAGGCATGGCTGGAATAGCTGGTGCATTATTGGCTATAGTTGTGGCAATGAAACTTATGCCAAAGAGTATGCTTATTAGCGCTGTTGGCCTTGTTATAATTGCTGGAGCGATTACTATTCTTGCCGATGCTTTAACTAAAATGTCAAAAATGAGTTGGGAAGAAATTGGCAAGGGATTAGTTTCGTTAGGTGGCGCTTTACTCATAATAGTTATCGCAATGACTGCTATGACAGGAGCCATGGGTGGCGCTATAGCCTTACTAGTGGTTTCTGCCGCTTTAGCTGTGCTTGCCCCGGTTCTAAAGACGTTAGGTTCAATGAGTATTGGTGAAATAGCTATAGCGTTGGGTGCACTTGCTGCTACATTTATTATTCTTGGAATTGCTGGTGCTCTTTTAACGCCGACTATTCCATCATTACTTGGTCTGGGTGTTGCTATTGCATTAATTGGCGCATCTGTAATGCTGATTGGCGCTGGTCTATTAATGTTCTCTATGGGCTTAGCAGCTTTGGGTGTGTCAGGAGTACTGGGAGCCACGGCTTTTGTTGCTGTTGTTGGAATTTTGTTAGGAATAATTCCAATGTTGATAGAAGCACTAGTAAATGGAATTATTTTGTTTGCCAATTTAATAATTGAAGCCGCACCTGTAATTGGTAAAGCTTTAATAGTACTTATAGCAACATTATGTGGAGTTATTATTGCATCTGTTCCAGAACTAGTGAAAGCTTTAACAGTATTACTAGATGGATTATGGACTCTAATTAAAGACCAAGTTCCAAAGGCAGTTGAGACTGTATTATTTGTAATTGGAGAAATGCTAGCAGCATTAGCAGAGAAAGTGCCGGAATTTGTACAATCTGGTTTCGATATATTAATAGGTTATCTACAAGGTATTCGTGATAATATCGGAGAAGTTGTTATAGTAGTAGCAGAAATAATCACAACTTTTCTTAATGCTGTGGCTAAGAAGATACCTGATATTATCCAATCAGGTGTTAATGTTTTAATAAGTTTCATTGAAGGTATCACGAGAGCGGTTAAAAGTTCCAGTAATAGAGCACGAATAAATGCTGCAGTAGCAGATTTAGCTAAAGCTATTATAAAAGGACTTACCGACGGTCTTCTTAGTGGAATTAAAACAATAACTGATGCTGTTGAGCGGATAAGTAGTGGTATTATCAAAGCACTTAAAACGTTATTAGGAATCGCCTCACCCTCAAAAGTAACAACCAAGATGGGTATGTATCTTTCTGAAGGTCTTGCAAAAGGGTTGCTGCTAAGAATCAAGCAGGTTGAGGATGCTGCTAAAGAAGTAGCTAAAAAAGCTGTAGATGGTATGAACGAGGCAGTAGCTGGTGTCAATAATGGAGTTTATAATGAAATTGATATGAATCCTGTCATTCGCCCTGTTGTGGATTTAACAGATATCATAAGTGGCGGAAAGAATATTGAAAGTTATCTTACTAGGAATGGTCTTCAACTACCTGCAGGCATGGATAATGTTGTACGTGCAGCAGTTGGGATGACTTATCAAAATGGAAGTGCTGGAGTAGTAAATCCAGTAGGAAGCACTGTTAACTTCTATCAAACTAACACTTCGCCTAAGGCTTTATCCTCGTTCGAAATCTACAGAGAAACACGAAACCAACTACTAATGTTGAAAGGATTGGTTATAAGCCAATGATAAGATCAATAACTATTACCAATCACATTAACGAATCTATCACTTTAGAGATGACGAGCCCGGAGAAATCTGGGTTCGTCGTTCGTTTTATTGATGGACTCGGATCTCCCAAAGCAAATGTTGAAATGACAGAAATGTCCTTAATGGACGGTGCTGTCTATAATTCAGCACGTGCACAATCGAGAAACATAGTATTCTCACTTATGTTTTTGTTTCCCAGTGCTGCGGCGGGAGATTCAGAAAACCAAGTTGAAAAACTCGAAATAACGCGTCAAAAAGCTTATAAATATTTTCCCATAAAGAAACGTGTCAAAATTACTATTGAGACAGATGAACGTTCTTGCGAAGTATATGGATATGTTGAATCCAATACTCCAGACATCTTTAGCAAGGAGGGAGGAACGGTCATATCAGTTCTCTGTCCAGATTCATACTTATTTTCGACCAGCATATACACTACTCCTTTCTCTTCTATTAATGATATGTTTGAATTTCCGTTTAGCAATGAGTCATTAACGCTTCCATTAATAGAATTCTCAGTTATTAGTGGCTATATGACAAGAATTATCAATTATGCTGGTGACGCTGAAATTGGTATGGTAATGAGCCTGCATGCTGTTGGAACTGTTGAAAATATTCAAATCTATAAATTAGAACCTGAACCAGTTGAAATAATAGAAATAGATACTGATCGACTTCTTGCTATGACTGGAGAGGGACTTCATTTTGGTGATGATATTATCATATCAACGGTTAAGGGGAATAAATATGCTATTTTAATAAGAGACGGTGTAACGACGAATATTCTCAACTGCCTTGCAAAATATCCGGATTGGATTCAATTAAGCCGCGGTGATAATATTTTTACTTGCGTAGCAGAAGTTGGAGTAGCAAATCTTCTATTTAAAATTGAAAATCAAATTGCCTATGAAGGGATTTAAATATGGATCTATTAATTCTAAACAATGCTTTTCAAAAAGTTGGAGTTATAGATGCTTTTGAATCTCTAATTTGGACTGATAGATATTTTGAGGCTGGAGATTTTGAACTTGTAACGTCGCCAACTTCAAATATATTGTACATATTGTCTCAAGGTGTTTATGCGGCTATTGAAGACTCAGAACATCTTATGATAATTGAAGATACCCGTATTAAAACAGATCCTATTAATGGCAACAAGTTGATTGCAAAGGGCCGTTCTTTTGAATCAGTCCTTGATAGGCGGATTATATGGGATCCTGTTATTTTTGAAACAGAACCAATTCAGTATTCTATTTTTACTTTACTCAATGAAGCTGTGTTGGATCCTGTTAATCCCGCAAGAAAGATGAATAATCTAATATTCCAATTTTCTACAGATCCAATAGTTCTTTCAATTCAAATATCTAACCAATATTGGGGACACAATTTGCTTAACGCTATAGTAGATCTATGTTTTTCTAATAACATTGGTTTGAAAATAGTTTTTGATGATGAAGGAACTGGCACAATTCAATTATATGCAGGGGTTGATAGATCTTATGATCAGGTTGAATATCCCTATGTAATTTTTGGTCCAAATTTTGAAAATCTTAAAAATTCAGAATACATGTTGTCGACTAGACTATTTAAAACAACATCTTTAGTAGCCGGGGAAAAAGGAGTTGGTAACGCGCGAATATGTATTGAGGTCGACCCATCTCAAGGAACACGCCTAGATATTTCCAGACGAGAAATATTTGTAGATGCCCAAAATGTAACCTCGGTTGATCAAGATGGTTATCTAATAAGCGATGAAGAATACTTTGAGCATCTGTATCGAAGAGGACTTGAAGAGCTTTCTAAAAATATTGTTATTGAAACGTTTGCGAGCGAGGTTGATCCGAGTGGTCAATTTGTTTTTGGAAGGGATTTCTTTCTTGGAGATATCTTGCAAGTTGCCAACGAATATGGTTATGAAGGAAAATCTAGAGTTATAGAAGTTGTTCGTTGTCAAGATGGATCAGGGTTTAAAGTTTATCCTATATTTTGTATCGTGCCAGAGAGCAAAAATATTGATGAATTTGTTTTTCTTGATAAGGATTTAACAGTTTCATGTCCAAAGGATATTTATGAGAGTATTCTTTTAGGAAAGGAATTGGAGTATATTTACGGTGATTATGAAATTATCGATTTCATCATATTTTCAGATTTATCAGCAAATGGCCGATTCTGAAAGGGAGAGTAGTAGATGACTGTAACATACGGATTTTACGATTCACTAAATGGCGATAGGGTTTATAATGCCATGCAATTTTCAAGTATGCTTGACGCAATTATTAGAGATGGTGTATTTCTCTCTATTGGTCAAGCATTTGCCGTTAGTCCCGGGACCGGGTTGCACGTGCAAGTAGGAACTGGAAGAGCCTGGTTTAATCATACCTGGACGTATAACGATTATGTTGTTATCCTCGATATAGATACGCCCCATGCTCTACTGGATAGAATCGACACTGTGGTTTTGGAGACGAACTCAGAGCAAGCCACGAGAGCAAACAGTATTAAAGTTATTGTTGGCACACCTGCCTCGTCTCCAGTAGCACCAACTTTGACGCACACAGGAAGTGTTAATCAATATCCATTAGCTGATATTTTTGTAACTCATGCTGTTACAGGATTTGTCCCAGCGGATGTTACCAATCGGGTTGGCACCTCAGATTGTCCGTTTGTAACCGGCATTCTTGAGACTATAGATATTGATTTTATCTTTGCCCAATGGCAAGATGATTTTGAAACCTGGTTTACCTTCTTGCAAGATGAATTAGATTCTGGCCAAGCTGCGAATTTGCAGGCTCAAATCCTCGAGCATGATCATTCCGACCCTTTGCAAACCTTGATCCCAACTGGTGGTTTGATGGATGGAGCGGTGTCATTATTGAAACTTGCAGCTACATTACGGTTTCAAAAACTGTTTGAGTTTGCAGGAGACGGAGTTAATCACCTAGATTGGTCATCAATTCCTGCGGATTTTACTCATTTATTATTAATATATAACGGACTTAGTTCGCGCATTACTTCGGGTTGGGATGATTTTTGGCTACGAATAAATAATGACTCAGCTGCTAATTATTATACTGCCTGGTATCTAAATCAGGGTAATGTTCCAGCTATAACACAGTGGCAATGGGGTATTACTAACCCGCATGCAATGGGATTACATGGCGGAATACTGCCAGCTCAAAATGCGGAGTATCTTCCAAGTGGTTCTGGTATGGTATTATTTCCAAATTATAAAGGGACAACACTATATAAAACCGCAATCCATTTTTCATCTTGGTTTGGAACTTACACGTATGGTTTTGGAATAGCTAATAGTTACTGGGCTAATACTGCTGCTATTAATCGTCTTACTAGCAATATGTCTTCGACATATAAGCCGCGTACTGGGAGTTTATTTAGCCTTTATGGGTTTAATTAGGAGATAATTATGTTCCCAGTTATCTATATCCCATTATGGTTTAATATTGTCCTATTTATATTGGGACTTATAGTAATAAGTGTTAGTTTCTATCTTTTAGTTTCTAAGGACTATCCTTGGTTTGTTACCTTACCCATTTTTGTTTACGGATTACATTTTTCAACGTTCTATGGTTTCGTGACCTTTTCCCAACTAACAAACCACGTATTAAATAGTGAATACATGACGCTTTGGAGTGCGGTACTTAGATTTCAAGGCATAACAACGTTCCTGGCAATGCTATTTATCGTATACTTTACTTGTGGGAAGAAGGCTAATGAGTGATGCAAATTTTAATCCTATAGAAGTTTTATTGATAATTATTGTTCCTTCACTTATCGCGGGAGTTCCAGCTATAATTTCTTCGGTGGGGGCATGGAAGGACAAGCGCAAAAGAACGGCTGAAGCGCTCGCTGATGAATCAACAGCTGCCGAAAAGGTATCAAACGCCTGGGAAAAAATCGCTGAAGATTTGCAAAAAAGACTTGATAAAGTGGACGAAAGACAAAATAGATCAGATGAAGAACAAAAAAAGTTGAATGCTAGATTAACTCGTCAAAGAAGGCGTATTACCTATCTCGAAGATGGAGTTCAGATTTTAATTAGGCAACTTAGGGGCTTGGGGGTTGAACCTAATTTTATTCTAAAGGAAGAACCTGATGAGGGGGAATGAGAGATGGAAACCGTTTTTGAAGAACCCACTGTCATTATTGCTCTATTCGTTCTAATTAGTGCGGTTGTATCAGTTGTATCACCTCTAATCTTAAGTAAGATGCAAGCAAGTCAGCGACACGATGAGAAAGAAGAAGACTGGAAGCGACAAGATCAAGTTGCAGAAAAGGCAGCTGAAGCGGCAGCTCTTTTAAAAGAGTTCAATGAAAATGCCATTACAGCAAGTAAAAAGACTGACGAATCAAATGGACTTATTCACAGTCAATTAACGGTAATCCATGCCTTGGTTAACTCCTCTCTCACTGCCCAGATACAGGCAACCTTAGACTCGACAAAAAGAGAACTTATTCTCATGCAAGAAGTTGTAGATATGAAGGAGGGTTCTGGAAAACAAGTTTTAGGGGTTGCCAGGCGTGCAATGGAACTTACTGAGTTGAAAATTTCAGAATTAGAAGGTCAATTAAAAGCTCGCTTAGCTCAGGTTAATAGTGTTTCAAATAGTCAGCCCATTCCGGAACCCACGAAGGAGCAAATAAAAAGCGAAAAAGATAGCATGCAAAAGTTGACTGATAAATAAGATATATTCCTAACTATTGAAAACTGATAAGGAGAATAAGAAATGTTGTCAGATAAGGTTTATAATGTTCTAAAAATTGTAGCTCAGTACGTACTTCCTGCTACGGCGTCCTTATATTTTGGTTTGTCCAAGATTTGGAATTTGCCCTATCCAGAACAAGTTGTAGGTAGCATTATGGCAGTTGATACCTTTCTGGGCGCCATTTTGGGCATAAGTCTTGTTCAATATAATAAACTAACCCAAGCTAATTCCTATTCCCAGCAGTCTATGCCTGGCTTAGAAGTGTCCAAACCAAGAACTATATTTAGTATGTCCTCAACTACTTACGATGTCTTCTACTGGATTTCCCAGGTAGTACTTCCTGCCACTGCGACTTTATATTTTGCATTGGCTCTATTCTGGCAGTTGCCATATCCAGAAGAAATTGTGGCTACTATCGCTGTGGTTAATACTTTCGTGGGCGTATTTCTTGGCATTAGCACGAATCAATATAATAAGCTTACAGAGGAAACTGCAGCCTAATACTCCTTTCTCGCAGAGAAAACATGCTCTATAATGAAGAAAAAAACTCTTGAAAGGAGATTAAAATGGACGAAAGATTAGAGGAACTAATCAGTGGCGTTTATGAGTTTATGAAGGAACATAAGCCCGATACCGATGAGTACGCGAAAAGCTTACGCAATTTGAAAGAACTTTATGGATTGAGGAAAGTTGAAACTGAGCCAGTTGAAGAAGAAGGCAAAGTTAGGATGGATCCTCAAATTATAAACATTCTTGGAATAATTGTGCCAGCGGTGACAAGTATTCTGGGTATTGGAATGATTATCCATCATGAACAATTGAACGTGATTACGACGAAAGCACTAGGATTCGTCACGAGAGGTCGCCTGTAGAGGTTTTTTAAAAAGGTGGGAGTCCAAAACATGGATTCCCCCTTTTTCTCCTTTAAAAATCTCGTAATAATTACATGGGCTATTATAGAATAAACCATATTCAGACAAGGAGATTAAAATGTTTAATAAACTGTTTTGGGCACTTGCTAGAAGAAGGGCTAAGCGTATCGCTGTTGCGTTGATGATTGATAATAATTATCAATGCACTAGGGAGGACGTAAAGTCGATCATCGGTGCATGCTACATAACACGTTGGACAGACGAGAAAATCAAGGAGATGGTTTTGAATGTTGGAGGAGCCTCATAGGCTCCTTCTTTTTTTCTCCTCGCATAAATTACATATGTTATAATGAGATATTAAATTTCAAAAAGGAGAACTGAGATGAAATACCAATCGATGTACACAAACACCGGAAACGCTAGAGCAGTTGCTGGGCTTATTGTTGTTACGTTTGTCACGACTGCTGTCATGATCTATACTCCCCAAATTTGCGAGGGAATTGTAAAACTTGCAAAGATGGGGAAAGAGAAGGCAGACGTCCTGATAAATGGACAGAAAAAAGTTCCAGTAGTTGAGCATGTGGTGGATGGTTACGTATACACTGACGGGAAGCGATATTGGTTCGGAAAGAAATAACTCAAAAGGAGGAAGCCGCAAGGCTTCTTCTTTTTCCTTTTCAAAAAATACCCCGAGGGACAATTCGACAAAACTAAAGGAGAACGACTATGATATTCGCTTGGATATTTCTTATAGCAATGATAGTGATAAACTTAGCCAGTAATTGGCTAGCATGGGGCGATCAAGCCATGCAAGGTTTTTTCCAATTCTTCAGTCTGCTGGCCGTTGCCTTGGTCTCATTTGGGCTGGGAATGGGCTATAGGGCTGAGAAAGAAGAGGATTATCATCGTCCGCCAACAATTAGACGCAAATAAGTTCCCGGTTCTCGCAGAATAAACATGTGTTATAATAGAATACTATGTGTATGTTTGAATACTATGTATTATATTTTTTCAATTCTTGAAAGGAGAAAAATGTCAGTTCAAACGATTCTTAAGACGATAGTGCGCGGTTTGGAGAAAGAAAGTCCAGCCATATTAACTGGGCTTGGGATTACTGGGATTGCGACGACCGTCATATTAGCGGTTAAAGCAACCCCAAAAGCTTTGTATATTCTTCAGGAGGAAGAATCAGCAAGATATGCAGACGAGTCGAGACGAGAACCAATAAGCAAGTTAGATATACTTAAGCTCACTTGGAGATGCTATATTCCAGCTGCTCTAGTGGGCATTGGGACTGCTGGGTGTTTTGTTGGTGCCCATTCTATTAATTTAAGGCGTAATGCTGTGTTAGCGGGTCTATATACCGTGTCCACAGAAGCCTTAAAGGAGTATCAGGAAAAAATCATCGAGACAATCGGGCAGAATAAAGAAAATAAAATTCGTGAAGCGATTGCTGAGGATCACTTAAAAGAGAATCCAATTTCGAAAAATCAAGTCCTTGTAACTGGGAGAGGAAAGGTTCTTTTTTACGATTCATGGAGTGGAAGATATTTTGAATCGGATATGGAAACGGTTAGAAAGATCCAAAATGACCTAAATCACGAACTCTTATCGGGTCAAGAAGCTTATTTTCCATTAAATTCCTTCTATCAGGATTTAGGAATTCCAGGAATAAAATCTGGCGAAGATATTGGTTGGTCATTCGACGAAGGGATGCTTGATCTTAAATTCACAACCAAAATCGCGGACAATGGGATTCCATGTATCGTTATAGAATATAAGATTCAACCCAAATTTTTCAAATAAGTGCTCGCATAAATTACATGCCTTATAATGAGGTAAAATTCGAAAAAAGGAGAAATGACATGTTGAACAAATTTGCAAGTCAGATGAGCCCTCAGGCGATTCGCAATGTAAAGATTGCGGCCGTTGTTGTAGGGGCCGTTGCCGGCGTAATGGTAGTCGGCGTGGTCCTCTATAAGGCAGGCGTAATCGGTACCAATCCGGAACTGCTTGAGGAGATCGTCGAGACAGCAGCTGCGTCAGCTGCATAGATCTCGGAAATTACCGGCTGAATAAGCATCATGGAAACATGGTGCTTATTCTTTTCTTTATTAACTTCACTAAGGCGGGAATTATGAAGACCGATTTCAAAAGAGGTTTTGGTTGGATAATTTTACAGGTGTTCTTTATCGCTGGTTTGGTGGTATCTTGTCTATTTTTGAATGGATTTTTCTCATCGCCAGCCTGGTCCTCTATACAATCATCATTGCTCCATTGATATTTTTGGATTGGGTACTGGAATGAACAAGGTTAAGGAGGATAAGATAATCTATGACCCATCTCTACCGTATCTCGTACGAGGCGTCTAGCGCAGGTAATCGATCTGTTCGCTCTAAGAACCAGCTGGGCGATGATCTCTATCAGGCGATTGATCGCATTACTAAACAAATCAAGCGCGTAAACCCTCATGCCACAATCTATATTAAAAGATCTCAAGTATTCAATCGTAACACCCAGGAATGGGATAGGATATAACTTTATGGCATCAAAGGTAACAAACTACGACGTGGGCGAGTTTCTCAAGTCTGAGGGCTTTGGGGTGGCTTCTAGGCCGTTTGAACAGGCAGTCCAAGGAAATACAGTATTGATCTTGGCTCCTACAGCCGCTGCTGCCGATGCGTGCCAGAGAAGCTATTACAAGAAATTGGGTGATACTCAGATCGGCTTCAAAGCCAAAAAATGGAGAATCGATTTCGACAGTGGAGGTCGATTAGAAATCTTTACCCCATCTGTTAATATTAATATTTTTAACAGATTGGATAGAGAGAAAACGTTCTACTATCTGTATAGGGAGTAAGGAGAAAAATGTTTATCTTGGGGTATTTTGTACCAACTATTGTTCTATGGATTGTCATAGGGATTCTCGCGATTCCGAACATAATCTTTTTATCGGGGTTATTTTCCAGGAGAGTGACAATTAAGAAAGTTCCGCTAGTCCTAACCTCCAGAACGAAAAGCGGAAAGATTTACCAAACACGACAAAGATAAAGGAGGACGATGGCCACTAAACGAGATTCTATTTTTGTTGTACTGGTCGCTTTCTTTATGTTTCTAATAGGTATTAGAATATTAAAGAAAGCTATAAGCTTTGGAACTACTATGTTTCTGATTTTGGTAGTCTTCCTGATGATATTCTTGCTCGGACGTATGTGAAAGGAAAACGCTATATGGACGAACTTAAACTGAACATTGCCGATATCGAGGATAAAGAAACGTTTTTGGATCAACTTCGAGAGTTTCTATCCAGAACAGGAGCCACGACCAACGGGATCTTCCGGAAAGATGTGAACCCGGAAAATGGCAAGGACGAAGGAACAGTCCAGATTATTAATAACGTACCAGTTAGCCAGGGTAGGGGAGTAAAATATAATGGGAGCAACAACTTGGGAGCCTAGTTTGACAAAATCGAAACGATCAAACCATGGAGGGGGGTTGATATTGGTATTGATCATGGCGCTGATCATGATATTTGCGCTTGGCGTGGTTACGACGGATCACGCCCTAAAGCATGACGAGGCGCAATCGATCCGGGACTGTTTGGATCGAAATGGGCCTTATATGGTGATGAAGCATACTCATGATTCAACCTGGTACCTGCTGTGCCAGATTGATAAAACTCACTGGGGTGTCCAGGCAGTGAGTAAAGACGGATTCGAGAAGACGGCGTTCAGCAAGGGGGATGGCAGCTATCGGGCGCTGATGGAATATATGAACCGAATCGCTACGCGCTTCAAAGGGACGCTGCCTTGGATGCATTAAAGAAAGGAGAAAAATGACTAAAAAACAATCGAATATTGGATCGAGCAATGCCAAACCGCTAGTAAATGGCGTTCCAACGTCTAAAGAGACAGAGATCGC